TGACACTAACGAATTCACCGATGCCCCTGCTGACACTGCCGGTGCCTCCGTAGGTGATGCCGCTGGATACGTGCTCCAAGAAGCCTCCCACGAAATGCACTGCTGGGGTGAAAACCCTGTCGTCACCGCGAAACTTCAACTTAACGGACAAGACCGCTTCTCCGAACGTGAAGGTTCCTACTTTGACGTCGTCCAACCCTTCCAACACCACACCCGTTCCCCTGATGCCGGTATCAACGTATACTCCTTCGCTCTTCGCCCCGAAGAACACCAACCCTCTGGCACATGCAACTTCTCCCGCATTGATAACGCCGTCTTACAACTTGTTCTTTCCTCCAACACCGTAACTGGCGCCAACACTGCCAAGTGCCGTGTATATGCCGTTAACTACAACGTCCTTCGTGTAATGAGTGGCATGGCAGGTGTTGCTTACAGCAATTAAGCATCATATCTATTAATATAAATAAAAAAATTTAAAAAACCATAAAATGAAATATTTTCATATTTTATTTTACAATAAACCTATAATATCACGGTAAATATATATAAATAAATAATTAATATTGATACTATAACAATTTATAGTATTAATGGCAACCATACAGAATAAATTATCAAATACACAAAATGAATTGTTGCTACAAAGCCTTTTGAATTATTATAATGATACAAATAAATTGGATAAAATCATTAATATTATAAACGGTAATTCGAATGTATCGCTTCGTATTATAGATTGGTTCGTTACAAATTACTCAAAGATGAATTATGTAATTTATACACATAATGATAAACGATTCAAGGTATTTCACGAATACAAATTGAAATTGAAGGCATATTCAAAAAAACGGTTTGACCCATTTTGTAGATGGGACCGCATAACAATCCCATATAATGACACACATAATATGGAAACAACGTTAGGACAGCTTAATTTTTTTAGATGGGCTCTGGATTACGGTATTATTGATTATATTGAAAACAATTACAGTACTATTGAAGAAGATATGAATTACCGCAATAGCACTTCAAAGAAAAAAACAAATATATCTACTATTGATAATAGTAAAACGCGAAAACGAAGGGAAGAGTTGTCTGTATCTGCTTGTAAGTGTGTGAAACGCGAAAACGTCCATATTATTGTTAAATTTCAGTAATTATAGAACGAAAGTGTAAATTTGTTTAATCCATTTATCCATATATGTGATATTTGATTCATTACATATATCGTTCATATTATGTTCCGTATCAATAATCAACATATTTTCCTTATGTTCGTAGTTTGTTATCCATTCTTCGTGGTATTTATTACATTTTTGTAAATATTCAAATGGTATGCCTTCTTCGCCGCTTCTATTACGTTGATTTATACGTTTTTGACACGTTTCAGGACTTGCGTTAATATAAATCAACCCTTTTGTCGGGAATTCATCTTTATATAGTTGGTAAAATTGTAAATATACATTATAGTTAATCGTTTCGATTTTTCCATCGTCGTGAAGCATTTTGGCAAATATATTATAATCTGCTTCCAAAGAACGCTCACATATAATGATTTTTGCGTTTGGCTTATTTTTCATTTCGTTTTTCATTTTTAACAATCGTGTTGCAAATGCCATTACTTGAAATGGAAATGCGTATTTATCTTGGTTTTCATAGAATTTAGTTAGCATATTTACGCCATTCTCGTCTTGAATGGTTTGCCACATATCAAGTGGCTCTGATACAAAGATTATATTTTCATCAAATGCGAGTTTCTCCTTCAATAACTCAATAAGAGTTGATTTTCCAGCACCAATGTTCCCTTCGATTGAAAATACTTTGTATCCCTGGTAAATAGACATTTTATATATAATGTATTTATTTTATAATAACACATTATATGTATTCGAGTCTTTCAATTTTTAGTGCTTGTGAAGGTTTATAATTTAATATATCAAGTGTTTCTGTAGTCGTGGAAAAATTTTCAGAACCATAAATATCCTGTAAACATAACCATTCAAACATCCCTCCACGATATATATATAGTCGCCTAAATCCCATTCTTTTGAGTTGTTCTATTTTGGTATCAACTGTTTTATCACAACAATTCATACCATATACAATAATGTCACGGTCATATTTGTAGTTGTCAATCATAGAGTTTATCAAAGATGTTTCAAGCACTATGGATAATGTTTTACATATAAGACAATGTTGTTTATTCGCATCTAATGTGTTTATAATTATGTATCTATTATCATTAATTGCTTTCTGAATATCTTGAAAATTTACATATTCTATATTGGTGTTTTTATTAAAAAATGACAACATTAATCGTTACTATGTATAGCAAATTCATTTTATATTCTATAAGATAAAAATTGATTCGGTATTCAATATTTCATAATATGATATAAATATTTCACTAATTTATAAATAATGGATCTACGACAGATTAAATTATCTAAGCAAGAATGGGAGAGCATTGAGAAACCCATTTCCGACGAGGAAAAAGAGATTCTTAACATGATCAACCAAGGATATGAAAACCCCAAAGTTTATTTCAATCATCATAAATCATTACTATCATTTCTGAAATTTGAGAACAATGACTCATTTCATCAATACCTATACGAAAGATATTTTAAATCCCATATTGATAAAATCCACAATAAATACATTAAAAATAATGAAATTATAATGAATTTTGAAGATAAAAGAAAACTCAAGCGACTAAATAGCGCAGATACGATTCGTATCCAACATTTTGATGAAACAATTCAGAAGAACGAATCGTGCATTTTTGAATTCATTATCATTGAGTTATGTTATAATATTATGAAATATATTTCAAAGAAGAAGACCAACTATATATCTTATTTGTATACCCTTATTCATATTAAAAAGTCATCCATTAACAATACGAATACATATATTATCAGTTTTGCTGACAAAATCATTGAGTATGCATCTCCAAATGTAAAGAGCCACGATATCCTAAAAAATGCTCCGCTATTTATTGAAAAAAACGAATATTTGATGAAATATTCAGATAAGACTTTGTATAGTCATCAAAAAAACATTTATAGTATTTTCAATAAAAAAAATAGTTCTCCGAAATTGGTATTATATTCCGCACCAACAGGAACTGGAAAAACAATGACTCCTATTGGATTGTCTAATACCTACCGCATTATATTTGTATGTGTGGCACGACATATTGGTCTTGCGTTGGCAAAATCCGCAATTACACTTGGAAAGAAAATCGCATTTGCATTTGGGTGTGAAAGTGCTGATGATATTCGTCTCCATTACTTTGCTGCAAAAGAATATACACGCAATTATAAAAGTGGTGGTATTTACAAAGTTGATAATAGTGAAGGTGATAATGTTGAGATCATGATTTGTGATGTTCGTTCTTATCTCATTTCAATGTATTATATGAAAAACTTCAATGACGCAGATAATATTATTACTTTTTGGGATGAACCCACAATTACATTGGATTCAGAGGAACACGAACTCCATAGCATTATACATAAAAACTGGAGTGAAAATGTCATCCCAAATATGGTATTGTCTTGTGCAACACTTCCAGAAGAACAAGAAATTATGCCATCAATCATGGATTTCAAAATGAAGTTTGGTGAGATGACAACAATCTATCATATAAACAGTAATGACTTCAAAAAGTCTATTCCGTTACTGTCAAAGGACAGTAAATGTATGCTTCCACATAATATGTATAGTGAATACAACGATATTATCAATTGTGCCAGATATTGTTCCACACATAAAACATTATTGCGATACCTTGACTTGGAATCAATTGTGGAATTTATTTACTACATTCACGAAAATAGTATGATTAATAAGGATTATAGTATAGATGAATATTTTGGAAACGACATTTCAAACATTACTATGATGTCAATCAAAGAATACTATCTTATCTGTTTAGAAAATATTGAAGAAGATAATTGGAAACAAATTTATAATGCGTTGAAACACGGTCAGCAATATAAATTTCCAAGTTATAATATTCAGCGGACTACATCATTTCAAGATGAAAAAAGTGCTCCTATTTCAAAATCATATGAACTCAAGCGAACAACAAGTGTATTTGAAGATACTGTTAACGAATCCAAACGAACTGGTATATTGCTAACTACCGAAGACGCCCATACTCTAACAGATGGACCGACAATTTATCTATGTGAAGATGTCCGAAAAATTGGTTCATTCTATCTACAGCAGTCTCATATCCCTATTCCTGAATATCAATCTATCTTAACAAAAATCAATAAAAACAACGAACTATCACAGAAGATTGACATGATAGAACGTGAAATAGACAACCGAGAACAAATGAATAACCAAGAGGATGGTAAAGTTAAATATAAAAACCACGTAGATAATGAAACTCGCAAACTTATAGCTCAAGTAGATAAATTGCGAAAACAGGCTGTTCGCACATCACTTGATAATCTATATATTCCCAATACGATACAACATCAGGAAAAATGGGTTGGAAATATTTCTCAATCTCCATTCAAACCTCAAATATCGGAACTCCACGTTAAACGCATAATGTTGTTGCCGGTAGATAATACATATAAAGCATTATTGTTACTTGGTATTGGTGTATTGTTGGAGAAGGATCACAAAGAATATAATGAGATTATGAAGGAAATGGCGGAAGAACAATTGTTGTTTATTATAATTGCTTCATCTGATTATATTTATGGAACAAATTACCAGTTCTGTCACGGTGTAATTGGGAAAGATTTGGAAAATATGACACAGCAAAAAACGATGCAAGCTCTTGGTCGTATTGGACGCAATGGAATTCAGCAAGAATATAGTGTTCGTTTCCGAAATGAGGACATTGTATATAAACTATTTAGACACATTGACAATAATGTAGAGGCAAACAATATGAATAATTTGTTTTCAAGCGACATTTAATATTATCTAACTTATTGTAGTGAATTAATATAATAAAATATTTATTTTTTATTATATATATTGGTGTTTGTGGATTTACAATACTTTTTTGTAATCTGTTGCATAAGGATTTCCTTTCAACGCATCCATAATAGACGTATCATTACGGTCGTTATTGATTCCATTATATAATGTATTATTGTTTGATGCGGATACACCCATTGTATTTACTGACGGTGCTTGATATGGCATTGTGCTTGTTAAAGGACGATTGTTTTTCAAAGCATTGTCCCGTTGGGCGGGTTTCATATTAATATGATGATTTGTTAATTTCATATTTCCGGGAACCATACGACCCTTAATGGTTGAACTCTTAATGTCATTATTCCGTTGATTGTATTCTGCTTCATATGAACGCATTTCGTGTGTTCCTTGTGCTGCGCTTGAACCACCTGCATAGAAGAAATCACCAGTCTTTGTACGCGTATTGTTGACAGGTTGATGTTCTGTTACCATATATGCATCGCCATTCTGTTGACGATTAACATTCAAGTGGAATTTAGATTTTTCCATTGTTTCACGATGTGTGGTAGGTGCCTTTTGTGAAGGATCATATACATAACTTTCGGGAACATGGGTGGCTGGATTTTGATAAGGACGCATATTTTCAGATGTATCTTCTTTGCGTGTAGGGCGCAACATATCCATCAATGGGGTTACAGCGGCGTTAATAGAATATCCGATGGCACCAAAATAATTGGTTTCATTTCCGACTGAGCGATTGTTGGGGTATGCGTTTTTACTTTGAATGCTATAATCACCGGTTGTCGGAGAAGCCTTGTTTACAGCACTCGCAACACCTAAGGGTTTCGCGCCTAAATCAATATGACGGGCTTTTTGAACTTTCCCGGGTACATATTCACCATTATTGTAATGTCCTGCGGCACCTTTGTATTCACGTCCTGTCGTTTTACGGTTTGTATGACGGTCTATTTGAATAGAACGGTTTGTTTCACCTTTTTCTAAACCCCCAGTAGTAAACCATCGGTCAGGTCCATTTTCATAGTGTCGGTCAGGACGGTTCTTTTCAAATTTACCTTCTGTGCCAATATTCTTTACTTGTGACACAGCAGGACCTTCTAAACCAGACAATGATACTCCTCCCATACGAGGGTTGTTATCCGTTCGTAATTCATCTACCGTCTTGGGCTTCCAAGTATCACGTTCCATCATTCCAGAATTAAAACCATCTCCTCCTTGTGTTCCATATCCTAATCCTAAACCAGGTGCTACTTGTTCTTGTTTGAAAGGTAATGTGTTTGCCATTTTCATACTCGCATTTACACGAGATTGATAAAAGTCGCTTTCATTTGGTGCGCCATGGGCCCATTGATAGTTTTCATTGGGTTCAAATAAAGGGGATTGTTCTTTTTTTGCTACATCTTGGGAACCTGAACCTGTATATTTATCAAGTAAAGACTCGTTTGTATTTTCATCCAATACGGGAGTATGAGATTTTGAACCGAAATAAGGGACCATATTGTTATGTTGAAAATAGTCAGAACCGACTTTATCTCCTGTCAATGATTCGTATTCTATTTCATTATTTATGTTTGACGCTCCATTCTGAGTGAAATATTTATCTGTATACGCTTGTCCGGAATATTTATTTACAGTGGATAGTTGAGATGTTTTGGGTTCCTGATGGTCTATAAAATCAGATTCGGGGTAATTTTTATCGGGTACATTTACATTGGATAATTTGGTTGTATTAAAACCTTCCTTTTTTTTTGTATCTTTCTTATTTACAACATATAATGACCCTAATGCGAATAGAGGAACTAATGCTTCCATTATTTATATATAGTTATATAAAATAACTATATATTTTTCAAAACCTATTTACTTTCCTGTGTAATTATCTTTTACTAAATTACGAGAACCTGAATTTATATTAATATCTTTATTCAAATATGATTGAGGATTTACAAATGGTTTTTCCCAGCGATTTTGCTGCATATCTACATACATCCACGCTGGGTGTGTATATCGGGTTTCTTCAACAAACGATTGTTCGGTTGTATATGAACGTGTATACGTTTGGGCTTTGTTGTCTTGGTAATTATTCATATCCACATTATCACGATTTAACTTACGACTCAACCCTTTTAAATCACTTTCAAGATTTGTTGTATTGTTGTGTACGTTTGCACCCCATTTTTGTAATCTAATATGACTATCTTCCAAAAAAGGGGCTTGTGAGCCGGGACCTGGAGTATTTAACATATATTTTCCTATAAAACTACTTTCTTCTATTTGTTTTTTTACTCGTGCTTCATCATCATAAAAACGCGTGAACGACATTAGTTATTATATATTGCGAAAAAAATTTAAAGTTCTCCGATCATTTATTATAAATACATAGTAGTATGCTATGTCTAAACATGATTGTAAAGAATGAGTCTAAAATTATAACACGGATGCTCGAAAGTGTAGTGGAATATATTGATTATTACTGCATATGTGATACTGGTTCTAATGACAATACTGTGGAAATAATTACTTCATTTTTCAAAATGAATAAAATAGATGGCATTGTAATCCATAATGATTTTGTTAATTTTTCACATAGTCGTAATTATGCTTATCATTATGTATGTAGCCATATGGATAACATTACACATGTATTGTTTTTAGATGCCGATATGATTTTCAATACATCATTATCCAAACAAGAATTACAAAATGCGTATATTCATCACGATGCTTGCTATTTGTATCAAGGTTCTCTAAATTGTCATTATAAAAACGTTCGGATTGTAAAAAAAAATCCTGAATATAAATATATTGGAGCCACCCATGAATACTTTGATTTATGTAACAGCTTCCATATTCATACGATTATTGATGATTTGTTGTTTATTAAAGACATTGGAGATGGTGGTTCTAAAACCAATAAATTCCAACGAGATATTAAACTTCTTATAAATGCTCTTGATGAAGAACCTAATAACTCTCGTTATGTATTCTATTTAGCCAACAGTTACAAGGATTGTGGAGAACTTGACAACGCGCGTATATATTACTTAAAACGAATTGAAATGGGTGGTTGGATACAAGAAGTATGGTGTTCATATTACTATATTGGATTGTGTTATAACTCTCAAAATGAATATAAAAATGCGTTGTGGTACTGGTTGAAAGCTTTTGAAGTATTTGATAAACGTATAGAGAACCTCTATCAGATTGTGAAATACTATCGTATATGTTCTCAACACGAGCTTGCGTATAGTTTTTATTTATTAGCAAAACGATGTATGAATTATATTACAATGGAAAATCATTTATTTTTAGAGAAAGACGTGTATATGTATAAATTGGATTATGAATATTCCATTTTTGCGTTCTATGTAAATATGCGCGACACTAATGTATATAAGAAACTCATGCATAATATAATGGTGGATGCGGAGACACACCGAAACATATGTGAGAATTATAAATATTATGTAAATGCCCTTTCTGGAAAGTGTGAAACAATACAGATGATTAAGTGTCCCGATATTTCCGATTTTTATCCAAGTTCTCCATCACTTATTATACATAATGGAAAAATGAAGGTCAATATCCGATATGTAAATTATAAAATAAACGATGATGGTTCTTATCTTTATAATCCCCCAATAACGACAAAAAATATGTTAATGAATTATGATATTGATACCAATACAACATCACAATGTGTAGACCTCACATACGATACAACTTTTAATAATCAATTGTATTGTGGAAATGAAGACGTGCGTTTATTATTATCGTCTAATGGAGAGTGTTATTATTCATCTAATATTGGGTTTGAAAATGGAAATATTGGTATACATATTGGAAAATGCTGCTTGGACCGTGGCGCGTTAAGTGGAAATCATATTATGAGTCCCAGAAATAATTATGTGGAGAAGAACTGGGTTTTGTTTGAAAAAGATGGAGACATACAAGTAATATATGAATGGCAACCACTAACTATAGGAACGCTATGCAAAAATGGAAATAAGTGTATTTTTGTAGAAAACCACGTTTCTACCAAGAAAAATCATTATTTGAGTGATTTACGTGGCTCAACCAATGGCATATATATTGACGGATATTGGTGGTTTATTTGTCATAAAGTATTTATATGTTACGGTAAGCGGAAATATTACCACATACTTGTTCGTATGGACCACGAGTTTAATTTGTTATATAGTGAATATTTCGTATTTGAGAATGTGGATATAGAATATTGTTTAGGATTTGTGTTTTGTGACAATTGGTTCTACATTGGATATAGTGTGAATGATAATATTAGTAAAATTATGAAAATTAAAAAGGATAATTTATATGCAAGTATTATATAATGCCAAAAAGCATCAAACGTTCTAAATCCAATGGATTAAAATCCAGAAAAAGACCTGGTAAAAAATCTCGCAATGCGAAAAAAATGCGTAGAACCCGCAAAAATAAGGGAGGTACATATAAAGAGGCAATTTGTAAAGGTAATATGGCTTTGTCAGCATCACTTGCGGGTCTTACAGGGCTGGCTATAGTTACAATTTTAACATCTACTCCAGCTGGATCAGCGATGTTGGGCACTTATGCTGCGATGATAGCTTTAGGCGCACCATCGGCTTTAACAGGTGTTCTTTCATTTAAAATTCTTGGTGTCTTGACCGGTCAAAAAGGTTTAGATTGTGATAATATTGATAACTCAGTGTTTAAGTCATTAAATAATATATCTTTAGCAAAAAAAAATAAAGAAGAAGGGATGGGTCAAAATATTGAAATAAAAGTTATTAGTAACGGTTTATTCGGACAATCTATTACAGATAAAAATTATACATTAGTACGCATTGGACAACGAGGTATGAGAGTAAATAAAGACGAATTTTATTTGTTTAAAGAAGACGGAAAACTTGATGTTTTACGTTCAATTGCTTTTACACATATAAATAGATATATATCTAAATATGGTGCTTTTCGCAGTAGAAAATATCATGTAATTAAATCACTATTAAAATATAACGCAAATGATTTATATAAAAAGGTTGAACATTATATTGAAAAATCTGAAGATGGAGGGGATGAAAAAAAAAAATTCGCAGAAAACATTAAGAATATTATTAATTCTGAAAAAGATAAAGTATTTGAATACTGGAATATATTCAGGAGTGCTGCTTTGTACTTTTGTAACGAAAAGAATTATTATAAAGACAGAACAAACTTTAACAATGCATGTAAAACAAACGAAGAAACACCTGATGAAACACCTGATGAAACACCTGATGAAATGGAACAAAAAAGAAATAATCAATCTGAATTTGAAGAAATTACAGATACTATAAAAAAAGTTATGTTTACTCCAATTGTGGAACACGAAAAATATAAAGAAGAGTATGATGATAATAATAATTAAAATTGAATCAAGTTATATCCAATAATATACAATTATACACAGCAGTCACACTACCACAATGCACGACATAGAAGACACTATCCTTAAATATAACCAAGACACAAAGGAGTGTGATGAAGAGATTGTAATTCAACTTCTTCATCATTTGAAAACCTGGATTATTGACAGTTACACCAAATACAAGGACTCAAAAAAAGATAAAGAAATCATTCATAAACTGCGAAATGAAATTCCGAAGGTCATGCAAAAGTTCCTTCGTCCCTATAAAATCCAAATAAAAAAGGCCAGTCTATTATACCGTTATAAGCAACTCCGCGAAGAAAACAAAATAGACCCTATTGACGTGCTATCATTGCTTCTTATCAAGAAACCATCAAATGATATTTCAGGAATTAATCAAATAACCATTCTCACTTCGCCCACACCAAGCGGACAGAACTTCAGTTGTAAACACGACTGCTTTTATTGTCCGAATGAACCCGCACACGAAGACAACGATTGGACGCCGCAACCCCGAAGTTATCTGTCAAAGGAACCAGCAGTCCAACGAGCAAATCGTAATCATTTTCACCCATACGAACAAACAAAAAACAGACTAGACTCGCTATATATGTGCGGACATAAATGTGACAAGCTTGAATTTATCATTGAGGGTGGAACATTCACCGAATATCCCAAGCCTTATTTGAAATGGTTCTTTACACAGTTTATATATTGCGTGAATGTGTATTTTGACTCTTCCCCCAAAAGAGAACCTAAAACATTGGAAGAAGAAATAACTTTGAATACAAATGCTAAGTGTAGGATTATTGGTATATGTATTGAAACCCGACCGGACGCCGTCCTTGAAAACGACGAAGATAATATTCCGTGGTTGAAAACACTATTGTGTTGGGGTGTCACACGTATTCAGTTGGGTCTTCAACAAATAGACAACTTCATTTTGAAAAAGATTAATCGCGGACACACAGTAGAACAAGCGATAAAGGCGATTGAAATATGTAAAAACAATTGTTTCAAGATTGACATGCATTTGATGCCCGATCTTCCATACTCTAATCCACAAAAGGACAAACATATGTTCGACCAAGTATATAACAGCGACAAATTTCAACCCGACCAAATCAAAATATATCCGTGTGAAGTGGTTCCCTGGACGAAAATAGAAAAGTGGTATAATGAAGGATCATATAAACCTTATGGAGACGATAAAGCTATTATGTCAGATGTATTGCAATATGCTATGACTACGTGTAAACCGTGGATACGTCTCCCGCGCGTAATTCGTGATATTCCAGACACCTATATTTCCGGAGGCATCAAATGTGGCAATATGAGACAAGTTGTGAATGATAAAATATATGACGAAAAACAGTATAGTATGGATATTCGCTATCGCGAAATAGAGCGACATCCCGAATATGATAACAGCGACGCACGTCTATTTGTAAGAGAATATAGAGCATCAAATGGCACAGAATACTTTATATCATTTGAAAGCTATGATAAAAAGGCGATTTATGGATTCTTGCGATTACGCATTCCAGATACAAATGACACTACAGATATAATGTATGAAGATACGCTAAAAAATCAGGCTCTCATTCGTGAGCTTCACGTCTATGGTAGCGTTCAAAACGTGGGTCATTTCAATACACTAACAAATACAAGTTCAAAAGAATGTCAGCATTCCGGATTTGGAAAAAAACTGTTGAAAAAAGCGGAACAAATTGCGTTTTGGGAAGGAATGGACGGTCTTGTTATTATTTCGGGAATGGGTGTGCGGGATTATTACAAAAATCGCGGTTATACTTATAAAAATAATTATATGGTGAAGGAATTCCAATACAAATACTACTTGAATTTGTATTTTAGAGCATTTATAAAAGTGGTATTATTATTTGCAATTATTCAATATTGTATACTGGCTTTCCTTTACACGAACCGAACGTCTTGCGATGCCATTGAGTAATTCCATATTGATTTATACCATCCAAATGGGCTTTAGAACCATATCCCACATTTTTTTCCAGATTATAATGTTCGTTTAATACTGGGTAACGTTGACATAATTGGATAATGTCTTTGTCGCGGGTTGTTTTAGCTATTATACTTGCCGCAGCAATACCAATATATTTGCCATCTCCTTGTTTTACTGTGACATGATTGATATATACTCCATTATATTCAAAAGGAATAAAATAATTGCCATCAATCACTAACAAAATCTTATTAGGATCAAAGTTCTCTTTTTCACAGATTTCTATATAATCAACGCAACGACGCGCACATTGATGCATTCCTTTCATAACTGCTTGTAGAATATTAATATCGTCAACAATTGTGTTAGACAATGAAGCGGTATGATGAAAAAATACATTGTTGGAAATATTTTCACATTCACTATATAATTTCTGTTTGTTTGTGAATTTTTTACTGTCTTTGATGTTTTTCGTATCAAACGATTCAACTTGTAGTTTAGGTAATACCACACTACTTACTACTACATCACCGAACATACATCCCCTACCAACTTCGTCAATACATATTTCGTAATCATATTTGTCTTTGTCGTAATAATATTCTAAACCCATTGTCTATGTTTTACTATTAGATAACTGTAAAATAACTTTATATTTTATTAACAATCGTTTTTTTATAATAATATAGTATAATACATAATGAAAATGTCATTCAAACTTACATTTTGGACGATGTTATTTATAATAGTAGTCGTTTTAGCACTTTCATATTTTATGGATACAAATGTTTCACAAGAAGGTTTCGGTTCATACAATTATACTGCGAACAATAATACAAAAACAAAAATTGCGATTTATAGTACTGAAAAAGAATTAATAAAATTATATGATTGTTTGTATTTTGATGAATCAAACGGAAATATTATTGAAATAATTTCTAAAAAATATGAAAATAAAGAAACGAATGATGATATCACAGGTATTAATATTATTCAACGTTCATCTGGAACCATTAGTGAATATATGGTTAATACAGATGCCAACAATATTATGGTTGTAACTGACAGAAATGAACAATCTGCCACTATAAACGAATCTAACAATCTCTTCAAATCCGTTGTTAATAACAGTTTTATTTATGATACAACAATGAATGTTCCTCAATATAGCGTCATAGTACATGCGAATAACGATGAAACGTTAATACATATAATGGATAATTCAACCCGTATTTTTGTAAATAGTTATTTATTTAGTAAAGATGCCGATAATAAATCATATACGTATAGCAATGATAAATTCAATGTTGCAATCATCGGTTCCAAGACATCTAATATTTTGACAGGCGATAATTATAGTAAAATTACAAATAATGTCGTATATGATAAAACAAATGGAAATGTAATTGTAACAGAAAACACAAAGGAAATAACAATCGTTTCAACTGATGGAAATATTTTAAACAAGCTCGTTAGTGATTATGTGTCTGAAAAGAATGATAATGAAATAACAGAATGGGTAGCTAACACTACAAATGGTAACACAATTATTCATTATCCAAGCAAAAATGGTGTTTATATAAGCGTTCTAGAGCTACAAAAAGAATCGTCATCGACACACGATACAACAGCGGGAGTAGCCACCGATACAATTACTGGTGTAGCCACCAATACAACATCGGGTGTAGCCACCAATACAACATCGGGTGTAGCCACTGATACAACTACGGGTGTAGCCACCAATACAACATCGGGTGTAGCCACTGATACAACTACGGGTGTAGCCACTGATACAACTACGGGTGTAGCCACTGATACAACTACGGGTGTAGCCACTGATACAACTACTGATGTAGTAACCGATGCTTTCACAACAATGGTTGGTCCAGATACTTATAAAATGGTTGCTACATCAGTATATATTGAATACACTGAAACACCAATGATTGACACGGAGGATGAAAAAATCAAAAAAATATCAGATAATACAGGTCTGAGCGAATTAGAAAAGGCATTTGAGGTAATGGAACGTGGAAAAGAGTTATACGGACATTTATTTGGATTAGATAAGAATTCCAAAAGTGGCGGTGAATACGGTGAAGACTATTTCTTGAAAACAGAAGTTGTACCACCAGTTTGTCCCATGTGTCCTGGATGTGTTTCTGGATGTAACGGAGTATGTAATGATTGTGGTGGAAATGGAGGTTCTGGTACAAAGGGTTCTGATGGTAAATCAATTACTGGAAATAATAAAAACGCAATTGAAAAAACAGTGGATAGTGCTGGAAATGTAATTGAAAAAACAGTGGATAGTGCTGGAAATGTAATTGAAAAAACATTAGATTCTGCTGGAAATGTTATTGAAAAAACATTAGATTCTGCTGGAAATGTTATAAGTGAAGTAGGTACTGGAACAAAACAAGTAGCTGGGGATGTATATGGTGCTATTGGAACAGCTGGGGCTGGTGCGAAACAAGTAGCAGGAGACGTATACGGTGCGACCACTGGTGTAGCTGGAGACGTATACGGTGCGACCACTGGTGTAGCTGGAGACATATACGGTGCGACCACTGGTGTAGCTGGAGATATTTATGGTGCCGCTACTGGCGTAATCGGAGACTTATATTCAGGAGTCACGAATTTGAGTGGTGCGACACAACTTCTTGCAAGACAACAACAAGGAAATGTAAACACAACACCTGTCCAAAATAAATCTCAAATGAATATGACCGACACATCTCAAATGAATATGACTGGCACTTCTCAAATGCCAAGTTATCAAAACAGTGTAACAAATTATGATTATTACGGTGCTTTACCCAATAAAACAAGTAATTATGTAGCACGAACAGCAGATTTCAGCTCATTTTAAAAATAAATAAATTATTATATATAATGTGAAAATATATATAATAAGATAAACATTGATATATTAATGTCTTCCCGGGAACGTAATAAAATAAAAAAGGAAATCCAAGAGTTTGTCTTAAATTTTGATGAAATATGCGAAACAAATACACAAAAACGCGGAATATATATATATGGACCCCACGGTTGCGGGAAAACACATTTTGTTGAGAAACTGTTAACTGAAATAGATTATGATATTATAAAATACGATGCGGGAGATTCACGAAACAAACACTTAATTGAATCATTAAATAGTGATAATATATCCACAAAAAATGTAATGAGTATGTTTAAAAAAAAAGAAAGTAAATTGGCGATTATAATGGACGAAATAGACGGAATGAATAGTAACGATAAAGGAGGTCTTTCTTCGCTCATTAAACTCATCCGACAAAAGAAAACAAAAAAACAGAAACTGGAAAATAAAACAAACATTCCAATAATTTGCGTAGGGAATACATTCAATGATAAAAAAATACGGGAATTGATGAACGTATGTAATGTATATGAATTGAAAAGCCCATCAAATACACAAATCAAGAGTTTCTTGAAAAAAGAAATGGATAACTACGACAATCTCAGTAAAAAAATGGAAGAATGTATGATAGACTATATCCAAGGTGATTTGCGAAAAATGAAAAAATTTAAAGAATTATATGAAAACAACAAACAGTTATTGGACGAAAAGTATTTTTTTAAGATATTCCAAAAGAAACATTACAATGATGACGCAAAACGAATTACACACGAGTTAATCAATAAACGCGTATATATTGAAGAACACAATAAGTATATGAATGATACAGAACGCACAATTGTTGCACTGTTATGGCACGAAAATATAGTGGATAAATTGAAGAATGTGCCTTTGAATAAATCTCTACCGTTTTATTGTAAAGTTCTTGATAATATATGTTATGCTGACTATACTGACAGAATCACATTCCAAAATCAAATATGGCAATTAAATGAAATGACCTCATTATTAAAGACGTTTTATAACAATAAGATATATCACGATACATTCCATCCGAAATACAAAAACTACGATGAGATACGATTTACAAAGGTATTAACAAAATATTCTACGGAGTATAATAATAATATCTTTATTAGTGGCCTATGTCAATCTCTTAACTTGGAACGGAGTGATGTATTATGTTTTTTCGAAGAAATACGACAACTTCAAAAGGTGAGCCCAACGGTGTATACTGAAATAGAGACAAAACTAAGTGAAAATGACATTAATAAACTTGATATTCGTCGTATTTATCGTTATTTGGATAAAAATGCCAAACAAGAAATAGAATAAATATATACTAAAAAATATATATTTATATTAATGTTCGCTATTTACACGAATATTTACTTCGGATGAAAGTAATATATCTTGGCCTTTCAATGTCGTAATATTTTCATTTAAATCAACGATTGTTTCTTTGAACTCTTGTTTATCATTCATAAATTCCATTGTTAAACCTACAATCTTATTTTTATAATCACTAATATCATTCTCTTTCTGTTGGAGTTGTTGTTTAAGTTCGGATATTTGTTTTTCGTGTGCTTCATTTTCTGCGGGTGACAATTCACAACTCGTTTTTTTTAGTCGTTCATTTTCTTTTGTTAAACTGGATACTTGTGTTTGCAATGATGATATTAGATTCACAATCTGAGAAGATGTCAATGGTACTTGTTTACCTTCACTATTTGTGGTGTTAATGGGAGACTGTGCTTTCAACATTTGTTTTAACTCATTCACATTCTTTTGTAAATTCGTCAATAAATTAACGACTTCTTGTTTTGTAAGGTTTTTCTTTTCTCCATTATCCCCATCAATGACAATACCTGTAGGTGCGTTTAATTCTTTTTGTGTCATCTCTTCTTGCATTTTCTGTCGTTTTTCTTTAATTTCTTGGGTTTGTTTAATCACCTCTGGTTTGTTCTTTGGAAGGCCGTCTTCATAATTATCCAATAATCCATCAATCTCTTCCATAAAGAATTTTTTTATCGGTGCTTCATTGTCTTTCAAAATAAACATATCTACTGTTTTATTACTCGTTTTCATTACTTGAGACTCTGGCTGTTTGAGCAATTCACGCTTATCAAATGTATTATGTTCGTGTGAAAAAACCAAAATTGTCTTCATTGGATCTAATTGTACGAAAGGAATAGTATAGTCTTTCAAAAATGATCGTTCTTCTGCAAGAGCAGCATCATCATCATATTGTGTCTTGTCCAATAATGTTTTACGAAACGCAAATGTGCCTGCTGTGGAATGATTCGGTCCATAGGGTCCAAATTGGACCATTTTTTTCAGTGTTTTAAAATAAACATATAATTCACTTGAACCAGCACATAACGCGTTTGGATTTTCTTGTAACCGTTCAACTGCGTGTTCCACACGATCAGGAGGATAATAATCATCGTCATCCATATATACAATAATGGAACCTTTTGCTTTTGTATGCATAAAATTACGTTTTTTACCCAAATTCATTTTGTCTGTTGCAAAATATTTGAAATTGGGTAATTTATGTTTTTCAAATACATCTTGAACTTTGTCAGTTCCGTCGTCCACTACAATCCATTCCATTCTACTTTTGGGATACGTTTGATTTTTGTAACATTGAATAATATTTTCAATAAATGGACGACGATTGAATGTTGGCGTACATACACTTACAAATGGATAATATTTTTTCTTCATATAAATATATTATAACCTATGTTTTTAAATACATTATAATAATATTGATTTATTACATTTTTTTATTATATAATGTTTGTTTTGCGTGGACGTTTTGGCTGAAATCGTAGAAACTGTTTCCTTGTTTTGACAAAGGTTTGTATTTACCAAACTTGTTCTTAATAATACTATAATAAATCGCGAGTGTAAATTTATCTTGTGTAATATTATTATTTCCTGTAAGTAAATTACCTATACTTTCTAATCCTTTTGTTGTCGCACGTGTAATACTCTTTAATAAAGGGTTATCTGAGATTAAATCTCCACCTTGCATTTTTTTTTTGGAATTAATATAATCTCTTGTTAATATGTTTTGAATATCAACATTATTAAATAATAATTCTATGTCATCAGTAGTATAAGTTGTAAATAAATCGTTTCCATAACCAGTAGTATTTGATAATATTTCCATAAGAGTTTCGTAACGTTCGTCATTCTTATCTATATTTAACATCTTTAATACATCTGAATAATTAATCAATATGTCAATCTTTGTTGTCATAAATGTAAACACCCCATACAAAATTGCGACCATACTTGTCAATATTGTCAAAATGGATCTTACATTAGTGTTTTTAGTATTTTTATATATGTCGCTTGAAGCATAAAATAGAGATACAACAATGAAAATAGAAATACTGTTTTGTAATAATATGTTATTATATAATTTGTATGACACAGTATTAATTTTATTTAAATAGTTATTCGCGGTTTCTATATTGTCACGAGCGTTATTATTTAACCATGTGGAATCTATATTTACATCAGCATTTATTTCATCATCTGGGCTAAGTTGTGTCATTATATCAATATTGTCTTTCATTTTTGAATCACTATTTACAAGTGAATACCCGAATATACCGATAACATATAAAAATATAGCAATCGGTCCAAACCCAAATAAGGTAAACAAAATAGCAAAGAATATTAATATGTTGAATACAAGCATTACTGGATATGCAAACCCGCCAATATATGGTTTACTTTCTAGTCCAAATAATGTTTTTATGAAAATACTTTGATTGTCGTTAAAGTCTTGGCATTTTTCCTGTAATTCAAAATCGCCGTTGTCTCCGGTTGAACCACCTGTTATTTTTTTTCCACGCAACGATTCAATGACATTCGTTGTCTTGTCTTTCGCTGAACTAGCCACATTTTTTGCCACTGAACCCATAGCGTTTTTTCCTACAAGCCCTTCTTTCAAGTCACTTAATCCAGTTGTTTTTGAGAAATCTTTGAAACTATCATAAATCAATCCAAATGATACTATAGATATTAGTAAATATATGAAGAGTGTGAAAAAATTGGCTTCTGGTTTACCTGTAAGAGTTCCAATAATATATTTAAAAAAATCACTCCCGCTATAATATATAAAGAAAGACGACATTACTGTGATAAACATAAATTTCGTTCCGTTTGTTGATAATCCAATATTTTTCAATAAATTGCCGATATTTGGAATAAATGGAATAATATCTTTACCTAAGAAACCGTGTTCTCCGTTAATTACATTGGGAAGGTATACAAATAACACGTTATGAAACATTTCAACTATACCAACAATTGGCTTCAATAATTTATAAAAAAAACTAGGTATTAAGTCCCATAAGTTACTAAATTGTGAATCACTGTCTTCTGAAAATGTATATTCACATAGTAAATCCTTTGCTAATTTATTAACAGATGCTCCTTTTGGTAAGAAGTTTACTCTATTACCATGATGTTGTGAAAGATTAAAACGAGTATTGACACCTCCATCCAATATCGTGGTTTCATTATTTTCGTCATCACTATTTTTATCTATCCTTTCGGTATAAAACATATAATAATAAAATGTATATGACATTGAACTACCGAGTGCAATTGATAATAACCACATTAAATTATTGGATATAATTTTCATATCGTTTCCTTTATCTGTATCATCTAATTCAACGTCAATCGCCCGTTTTTTTGTTTTACCATAGAATTCTTTATTTAATGTATTAAATGCTTTTAAATAATACCTTTCGGAATAGAAATTTTCTCCTATATTGTTTATGGATTTATTTGTGTCATTTTTCATATTTCTTGTATTTTCATTTATGCCATTTTGAGCATTTCTTATATTTTCATCTGTTTCTTCAACAGTGTTATTTAATAGTCCAGGAACTTCTTCAATATTGTTTTTCATTTCTTCGGCTTCTTTTTCTTGTGCTGTTTTTTCACGTTGATTGTTAATATCATTAACATTGACGAAATTTTCTGAAGTTTCTGTATTCGCAAATATTTCAAAAATAAATTCCGATGTACGATATGTTAGATAGCGTAATAATATGTAAAGATATGAAAAAATATAAGATATATAACGCAAGTAATCAAACATTGTCCCTCCCTTGACGTTTTTCTTTTTTTTATCAATATCATCATTCCCGTCATAATCCTTATTCTCATCAAGACCCACACCAGGTATAATAGGTGTGGGTACAAAACCTTCTTTTATTTCTATCTTTTCTGTAGGCTCAATATCATCTAATATATCAATAAATGTTTCAATATTTGAAAAATTCATATCCTTATTCATTTTTATTTTTTTCAGTATATGTTTCCGATTATCTATATTGAATCCTTCTTTATTTGGAGGTTGTTTCCATTTTGTATTTCCCATATTTATATATTACTATATTATGATATAATAATAGATTAAAATTAATGATTTTAACGAGCATACATTAACCCACAATTTCCGCCAATAAATGATAATATATTGTACCGTTCTTCGTATAATACTAAATTATAGTTATAATCATATAACTGGTATGAACCTTGTCTTACACCAATAGGTTCCCCGTCTTCATTGCAAATTACATCAAAACGTGAATTGACTAAATCAACTTCGGGAACGTGTGTGGTTATTTCCAATTCTATATTTTTGAAATTACTCATATTGATTGCACCAGAAGGCTGATAATCCTTTGGATCTGTTTTCAAACAAAAGTTATAGCAATAAATACCGTTGTTTGCTGAACCATTTGTTCGTGTGTACTTTTCAATATAATCAAAAACACCCCGTGTAAGAATATTTTCGCGATAATCCCCATCTAATACAATACCCATAGTTTCTAAAATTTCTTTACGATTGATAGACTTGAAATCACCTGTAATATAAATACCGGTATTTCGTCCATCGTGAGGGTCAATAAATGGTCCATAATTATTAGGAATAGCATTTGAAGGAAATCCTAGACCAGTTAAATATGTGCCTATATCCCGAGAAGACAATTCTATATCGGCTGGTTGTGTTCTGTAAGGCCAATTGGTATAATTCGACCATTCATTGCGTAAATTAACATCATTACGCTGTAAATACCACATCCACGATGATACCATTCCATTACTCATCAACTTGATTTTTTTGGATCCAGTTACATTCTCAAATCTATGTTCGTAAACACTTTTGAATAAATAGATTTGATCTTCCATCGCAAATTTGCGTGCCTCGTCTGTGGAGAGGAAGCAATATGTAGATATTAAATGGACGTCTGCATTCCATGTATTTACTTGGTTTCCATAATATTGAGAATCTAAAAATACGTTTGGTGGCGATTGTAGAAAACGATACATATGAAAGCGGTCTTCGTTAAAATCCGGTCTAACATATGGACGATTATATACATTATCATATACGTCACGCACTTGGAATAAGTCTTGTATTGGGCGTAATGTAACAGTTATTTCAAGTTGATTGTATTGTAATGATATTAATGGAAATGGAGTGCGATTATCCATTGTAAACCATGTATTAATCGGAATATATAAATTTCTTCCTCGTATACTGGGTTCAGATCCTGTTGTGGAAGGTGTATAAAACGCAGATGGATAAGTATTATGTCGTCCGTTGACATTTGCAGGAGAGTTGATTTCCTGGATATTACCTGACATTCGGTGAAATAGATCTTTTTTTTCACTTGTGAAATCCCTTTCTACCATTGCAGCTAAATATTCTCCTGTGTATCGCTGTATAGTTGTTGAGCCAGATGATAAAACGACTTCTTTAATCATATGTGTGCCTATATTTTCTATCCATCTGAAATCATAAGGAGCCCATCGCCCATTTGTATGTTTAGTACTGGATTCTGTCTCTGTCGTTTTGGGAATTGGGTGGTGTATCGGACTCCAAATATTGGGTAATGTTACAGCCAAATATGTATCCATTAATAATTCTGCATATCTTGGAAACTTAAATGTGAATTTAGATTCTTCACTTGGACGAAGTTCTCGGAGTCCATCATAATCAATGCGGAATTTTTGCATACCAAAATTAGTATATTTACTGTAAGCAACTTTGAAAAATGTTTTACTTGGATTTCCGTTTAGTATAACATTATCCGCACCTTGTGATTTTAAATTTAGTAATCCGCCTGCCATTTTATTATATAGAAAATATATTATATCTTTATATAATAAATATAGACTATGCCTTTTATTAATGTGTTGTTATTATTAATTATTGTATTCATATTATACTTATCATTATCAAGCATATATTGTAATTATCTATCTGTAAAGGAAGGATTATTTGATACAAAAAATAGCGAAGTGCAATCTGTGTCATATTCATCTGAAAGTTCGGGTATTACTCACTACAATGGTGAAACGTATTTGCCTTTAAAAGAATATATTATAAAATCCAGTTACAATAGCGCAATTAGTGGTAAATTTGTAAGTAAAGATATGGTTAAATATGTATTGAGTCGCGGATGCCGCGCGTTAGACGTCGAAGTATTAATGATTAATGGTGTTCCATATGTAACATATACCACAGATAATACATATAAAACATATGACACAGAGAACAAAATTTTATTGGATGATATATTAATGACCGCTTCTTCATATGGGTTCTCTCATCCTTCACCCAATTCAAATGACCCACTATTTATCCAAATTCGTTTAAAATGTAATGACGAGGATTTATCAGATGCTTTAACTGCCATTTCAAAATCTGTAGATTATGCGTTGAGTTCAAAGTTATATGACGAAAAAATCACAGACAAGACTACACTCAATGATGTAATGAATAAAGTTGTTTTAATATTTGACAATTCAGTACATAATAATTATGAAAGTAAGATACAATGTGACCCAATGGAAGTATGTCATGACTTGTCAAAACAAGTAAATTTACAAACTGGTACTTTATTATCCAAATATAGCATTATGGATTTAGAAGAAACAGACGTTCAGATTGACTCTGATGACTATGTTTCTTTGCGTAAAATATCATTCGGGGTTCCCGAATATTACAACAATAATGGAAAGGTTGGTGGATTATTTACAAATAATTATGTTAATCATATTTCATTAATTAAATCTATCCAAGACCACGGTATTCAAATGTTATTTTATCGCTATTATGTGCGTGATAGTCAACTTAATGAATGTGAAAAATTTTTCAAAGAGTTCAAAACCGCGATTATACCATTCAATATCGCCATACCGTATATCAACCGAATTCAAGAATAAATATGTAAGTAATAATATATATATTTATAATGGATAGTGTAAATAATGAACCTACCAAAACATATACATATAATATATCCAATAAGAAAGATCTTACCAAAGTTCAAAACAAATATAATAATGAATTATGCAATAATGAAATGACTTTTGAAGAATGTGAACTTACAATATTGCGTCAAGCTGTTGATATTACAGAAAAGGTTTCTAAACGGAAATTAGCGAATAACGATGATATTAGTAGCATCCTTAAAGTTTTAGAGAATTTTTTAAGGAAGAAGAAACTCATTTGTTATGGTGGCACAGCAATCAATAACATTTTACCAAAAGAAGCACAATTCTATGATAGAGAACTTGAAATACCCGATTATGATTTCTATAGTCCAAATGCTTTGAAACACGCTGTTGAATTAGCTAATATATATTACAAGGCGGGGTATCTTGATGTTGAAGCAAAGGCCGGAGTTCATAAAGGCACCTTCAAAGTATTTGTGAATTTCATTCCCATTGCGGATATTACACAGTTACACGAAAATATATTTGAGACAATTTCAAAAGACGCAATTACTATTCAAGGTATTAAATACAGTCCCCCTGATTTTTTGAGAATGAATATGTATTTAGAATTATCACGTCCTCGGGGTGATGTATCACGATGGGAAAAGGTATTGAAACGTTTGGTATTATTGAATAAATATTATCCGATGAAACCCGGTGTATCTTGCAAAACAATAGAATTTCAACGTAAGATGCCTTCACTGAGACAAGAAATAAATTCAAATGAAGGTATTTTTGATATATTATTGGAAACGTTAGTAAAACAAGAAATTGTTTTCTTTGGTGGTTATGCCGCATCTCTATTTTCAAAATATATGATTGGTGATTTGAGTATCACCAAAAAGGTTCCGGATTTTGATATATTATCAGAAAACCCAGAAATTACAGCAAATATAGTTCAAGAAACGTTAAAAAAACACAATATTACTGATGTTGAAATCATTACTCATAATGGTATTGATGAAATTATACCCGATTATATTGAGTTTAAGGTTCACGGTACATCTATTTTATATATTTATAAACCCATTGCGTGCCACAGCTATAATAAAATTAGCATTCATGGTAAAAAGATTTACATTGCTACGATTGATACAATGCTAACATTCTATCTTGCTTTCATGTAT